AAGATTATTGAAACCGCTCATACTGCGGAGCTTGCGGTTGGCTTCGGACGTAAAGTCCGTAACCTTGTGGATTCCGACGTTTATAAGTCTATCTTCCCGGGAGTTGGACTACAGGCTGACTCTAAAGCTGCTGGGCGGTGGGCAACAAACCAGGGGGGAGACTATTTTGCTATCGGTGTGGGAGGTGCGGTCACGGGTAAAGGCGCGGACATCCTCATTATTGACGATCCTCACTCGGAACAAGAAGCAACCATAGCTGAAAACAACCCCGAGGTGTACGACAAGACGTACGAGTGGTATACGTCAGGTCCACGGCAGCGTCTCCAGCCAGGCGGGGCGATCATAATAGTTATGACACGGTGGAGTAAGCGAGATTTGACGGGTCAAGTAGTCAAGTCAGCCATACAGCGCAGCGGTGAGGAGTGGGAGGTTATCGAGTTTCCTGCCATATTGCCTGATGGTGGTCCGTTATGGCCTGAGTTCTGGTCACTTAAGGAGTTAGAGGCGCTCCGGCAGGAATTACCCAACGGTAAGTGGATGGCTCAGTACATGCAGAGCCCCACATCAGACGTTTCGGCTATTGTGAAGCGGGAATGGTGGAAGATTTGGGAGCATGAAGACCCTCCGATGTGCGAATTTACGATTCAGAGCTGGGATACGGCGTTTTTAAAGACGCAGCGGTCTGACTATTCAGCATGTACGACCTGGGGTGTGTTCTACCAAGACAACGAGCGGGGCACTATGGTGCCAAACATCATATTGCTCAATTCGTTCAAGCTACGGATGGAGTTTCCTGAGTTAAAAGCACGGGCGTTTCAAGAATATAAAGAATGGGAGCCGGATGCACTAATCGTTGAGGCTAAAGCCTCGGGTGCTCCGCTAGTATTTGAGCTTAGAGCGATGGGTATCCCAGTTCAAGAGTATGTGCCTAGTAAAGGCAACGATAAAATTGCCCGTTTGAACGCAGTTGCTGATATATTTGCATCTGGGAGAGTATGGGTCCCGAATACGCATTGGGCAGATGAGTTAGTAGAAGAAGTAGCTAGCTTTCCTAGTGGCGAAAAGGACGACTTGGTCGACTCGATGACCCAAGCATTGTTACGCTTCAGAAGGGGCGGCTTTATTAGCTTAGATAGTGATGAGCCGGATGAACCGAAGTATTTTAAATCGTACCGGAGTGCCGGTTACTACAACGTGTAGGTAAATTATGGCTATTGAAAAAGGTTTATACGCAGCTCCTCTCGGAATTGCCGATATTAATAACGACGAAGTTCCAGAAATGGAGATCACGATTGAGGATCCCGAGTCTGTTGAGCTTGATATTGATGGCAACCCCATCATTCGGATTGAGAAGGAAGAGCCCAGCGACAAGGACTTTGATGCAAACTTAGCCGAGTACATGTCTGAAGCGGAATTAGCTGAGCTATCAGGTGATTTGATTGGCGAGTTCGAGGAGGACATTAGCTCCCGTAAAGATTGGATACAGACCTACGTTGATGGCTTGCAGCTCTTGGGTATGAAGATCGAAGAGCGCATGGAGCCTTGGCCCGGTGCTTGTGGTGTGTACCATCCGCTCCTGTCAGAGACCCTGGTTAAGTTCCAAGCTGAGACTATCATGGCTATTTTCCCAGCCGCAGGTCCAGTCAAGACACAGATCATCGGTAAAGAAACACCTGAGAAAAAAGCGGCGGCGGAGCGGGTTCAGGATGACATGAACTATCAGCTGACTGACGTGATGCAAGAGTACAGACCAGAAACAGAGCGCATGCTCTGGGGCTTGGGCCTCTCGGGCAATGCGTTTAAGAAAGTGTATTTTGACCCTAACTTAGATCGCCAAGTTTCTATGTTTGTGCCAGCAGAAGACTTAGTTGTCCCCTACGGCGCAGCTTCACTAGCACAAGCACCACGCATTACTCATGTGATGCGCAAGACCAAGAACGAGCTACGCAAGTTACAAGTGGCTGGTTTTTATAAAGACATTGACCTGCCTGAACCTACCGATTCGTTTGATGAAGTAGAGAAGAAGATTGCAGAGAAGATGGGTTTCCGTGCATCGACCGACGACAGATACAAGTTGCTTGAGATGCAGGTTGACCTCGACCTAGAAGCATACCCAGACGTGGACAAAGATGATGAGCCTACTGGGATTGCGTTGCCATACATCGTGACTATTGAGAAGTCCTCCGGCGAGATTCTAGCTATCCGTCGCAACTGGAGACCAGAAGATGAGAATAAACAAAAGCGTAATCACTTTGTTCACTACGGTTACATTCCTGGTTTTGGTTTCTATTGTTTCGGTCTCATTCATCTTATCGGTGCATTTGCTAAGTCGGGAACTTCCATACTTAGGCAGCTCGTGGATGCTGGATCACTTGCAAATCTGCCCGGTGGATTCAAAACTCGCGGACTACGTACTAAGGGCGACGATACCCCGATTAGCCCCGGTGAATTCCGAGATGTAGACGTGCCAAGTGGCACCATGCGTGACAACATCATGCCGTTGCCATATAAAGAGCCTAGCTTAGTTCTGGCTGGCCTTTTAGATAAGATCATTGAAGAAGGTCGCCGCTTTGCATCTGCAGCTGATTTAAACGTCAGTGATATGTCAGGGCAAGCACCAGTAGGTACAACTCTAGCTATTCTTGAGCGTACGCTCAAAGTGATGTCTGCTGTTCAGGCACGCATCCACTACTCCCTCAAGGAAGAACTTAAGTTACTGCGCGACATCATTCGTGATTACACACCAGACGAGTATGAATATGAGCCGAACGAAGGTCCTGCGCGTGCGAAGAAGAGTGACTACGACGACTGTGATGTCATTCCGGTCAGCGACCCTAATGCGTCAACGATGGCGCAGAAGATTGTTCAGTACCAAGCAGTACTCCAACTGGCACAAGGCGCACCGCAACTATATAACTTGCCTCTCCTGCATCGCCAGATGCTCGATGTACTGGGGATTAAGAATGCAAACAAATTGGTCAAGCTACCGGAAGACCAAGTACCGGAAGATCCAGTTAGCGAGAATGCGAACATCCTAATGATGAAGCCGGTCAAGGCGTTCTTATATCAGGACCATCAAGCGCATATCCAAGTGCATATGGCAGCAATGAAGGACCCAAAGATCATGCAGCTAGTTGGGCAAAATCCACAGGCGCAGGTTATGCAGGCATCTATGATGGCGCACATTAATGAGCACATCGCTTACGAGTACCGCAAGCAGATGGAAATGCAGATGGGCATTGAGTTACCGTTCCATCCAGATGAGGCAGACCCAACAGAGCGTCAGATGCCAGAGATGCTCGAAGTTGCCATTTCACAAAAGGCCGCTATGGCAGCGCAACAGTTGTTGCAACGTAATACCCAAGAGCAACAAGCTCAACAGGCACAACAAGCCGCGCAAGATCCGATCATTCAGATGCAGCAACAAGAATTGCAGATCAAGCAGGCAGAAGTTGATATTAAGAACCGCAAACTCATTGCCGACGCAACGGCTAAAGCGGATCAACTTGCTATCGAGCGGGAGCGCATCATGTCTCAAGAGAAGATTGCTGGTATGAACGCTCAGATTAAAGTTCTTTCGGAAGACAAGACCCGCCAGGCTAAAGCAGAAGAAATAGGTGCTAAGTTGGGGATTGACATGGCTAAATCCAAGGCACAAATGATGCAACAAAATCGCCAACAAACCCCTAAAAAAGGTGAAAACAAATGATAGACAAAACCCTAGAACTATTAGATCAAAAACTAAAGGTTCAACTTAAGGGGCTTGAAGAAAGTCTGGGAACCGGCGCAGCCAAAGACTATGCCGATTACCAGTTTATGTGTGGGAAGATTCGAGGTCTTCTTACTGCGCAGATGGAACTAAATGACCTCGCAAAAAAACTGGAGCATTCAGATGAGTGAAATACTAATTGGATCAAACCCAAATAGTCCACAAGTAGTAGGTAGTTATCAGTACAACGCAACAGACGAAGATAAAGCTAAACAACTCCCAATCCCATCAGGCTATCGCATCCTCTGCGCTATCCCTGAAGTTGAAGAAGAGTATGAAAGCGGCATCATCAAAGCAGACTCAACCATTAACTATGAAGAGAAGCTAGCTACTGTTCTATTTGTAGTAACACTTGGCCCAGACTGCTACAACGACAAAACCCGTTTTCCGAACGGACCTTGGTGCAAGCAAGGTGATTTCGTAATTGTCAGACCAAACGCTGGCACACGTCTTTTAATTCATGGACGTGAATTCCGAATGATTAACGATGACTCAGTGGAAGCCGTAGTTCAGGACCCACGCGGCATCAAACGCGCTTAAGGAGCATTAAATGGATAAAGAACAATATAAGTTCCCCGATGAAATGGAGCCAGAAGCTAAGGGTAAACCCTTAGATGACGACACTATTAGTATCGAAATCGAGGACGATACACCCCCAGAAGACCGCAACAAAGAGCCAATGCCTGCAGAAAAGGTACGTGCGCTTGAGGATGCTACTGACGAAGAAGAAGCAGAAATGGCCCCTAGGGACCAAAAAGAGCGTCTTCAGCAGTACAAAAAGGTCTGGAATGATGAGCGTAGGGCTAAAGAAGCTGCTTTGCGTGAACAACAAGAGGCCATTGAACTAGCTCGTAGGGTGCTTGATGAGAACAAAAGGCTCAAAGCACAGTACTCTGCCGGCGAGAAAACCTACATTGAAACTGTGCAAAACCAAACAGAAACACAGGTGGCAATGGCTAAACGTGAGTACAGAGAAGCGCTTGAGTCTGGTGATGCCGACAGAATTGTAGAAGCGCAATCTAATCTTAACGAAGCTAGCTACAAAGCACAGCAAGCAAAACAATTTAGACCTACCGCTTTACAAGAAGATGAAAATGAAGTACAAATACAGCAAGTAGAGCAACAACGTCCCAGAGTTGACGCCAAAACGCAATCCTGGTTGGATGAAAATCCTTGGTATGGCACCAAAAAAGCCATGTCCAATTTCGCTGTTGGCATACATGAAGAATTAGTGGATGAGTACGGCAAGGATATTGTTGGTACTGACCAGTATTACAAGCGCATCGATCAAACCATGCGCAAAAAGTTTCCAGAATACTTTGAGTTGGATGGGGACAGCAGTACGGTAGAGACTAAAGAGAATCAAACCTCTCAGCGGACTAAGCCTAGCACGGTAGTAGCTCCGGCAACACGCAGCACGTCCTCCAAACAGGTACGGCTGAAAGCGTCGCAGATGGCCTTGATTAAGAAACTGGGCCTAAGCCCTGAGCAGTATTCCCGTGAAGTATTAAAATTGGAGGTTTAAAAAATGGCTGCAAATAGACTCACTCGTGAATTAGAAACCCGCGCAACTTATGAGCGTCCTACCGCTTGGGCTCAACCAGAGCTCTTGCCAGAACCTGATAAGCAAGCAGGCTTTGACTATCGTTGGATCCGTGTAGCCACTCTTAATCAGGCCGATCCTCGCAATCTATCCGCAAAACTGCGTGAGGGTTGGGAGCCAGTGCGTATTGAAGAGCAACCCCAGTTTCAGCTGTTAGTAGATCCCAATAGTCGATATAAAGACAACATTGAGATCGGTGGGCTGTTGCTTTGCAAAACACCTTCTGAGTTCGTTGAACAGCGTAATAAACATTACTCTGACCAAGCCGATGCCCAAATGGTGGCTGTAGACAACACCCTTATGCGCCAAAGTGACCCACGTATGCCTCTCTTTAATGAGGGAAAGACGACAAGTACCTTTGGTAAAGGTTAAATTTAATTATTAGGAGATTTAAATGGCTTATCCAACCGTTGACGCTCCCTACGGCTTACAGGCTTTAAACCGTGTAGATGGCTTGCCATATGCTGGTGCAACTCGCTTAGTCCCGATTGCTTCCACATATAACACGCCTATTTATGATGGTGATATTGTCCGTATCGCTGCAGGTGGCACTATTCAAAAATCGACCGTAACTGTAAGTGCTACTGGCGCAGCTGCAAATAACACCGTTGGTGTGTTTGTTGGTGTTCAGTATGTAAATGCACAAGGTCAAACCGTTCAGGCTCAATATTACCCAGGCAACGTCGCTGCTACTAGCGCTGTCGCTTACGTAATTGATGATCCTTTGGCAGCCTTTAAGGTAGCAGTAACTTTGGCAAACAGCGCAATGTCGTCTGTAAACCAGAGCATTGTTGGTACCAACATGGCAATCGTTCAGGGCACAGGCTCTAACACAACTGGTAACTCTGGTCTTTCCGTTGTTGCAACTAGCGGCGAAGGTAATGCAGCAGCCCTCCCAGTACGTGTTATTGCAGTTATTCCTGATACAGCCTCTAACGCAACGGCCTTTACTGAAGTATTAGTGAAGTTCAACAACCACCAATACAACGTAGCTGCTGCGTTGGATTACACCGCATAAGGAGCTATAAATGGCTATTTCACGCGCACAACTACTGAAAGAGTTGCTCCCTGGATTGAACGCATTGTTCGGTCTTGAGTATGCAACGTACGGCGAGCAACACAAAGAGATCTACGAAACCGAGACCTCCGAGCGTTCGTTCGAAGAAGAAACCAAGCTGTCAGGCTTTAGTGCTGCCCAAGTTAAAAACGAAGGTGCACCAATCGCTTATGACAATGCACAAGAGGCATTTACTGCTCGTTATACCCACGTAACTATCGCTCAGGGTTTCTCTCTGACCGAAGAAGCAATTGAAGATAACTTGTATGACTCATTGTCAGCTCGTTATACCAAGGCTTTGGCAC